GCGCGGTGAGAAACTAAACCCCAAAAACGTAATTGAACTGGATCGGTGCCTTAAGGGAACCTTAATCACTATGACCTTTACTCTCGATCTTGATTACCTGGAGAGGACAGTTGACCGTGCAAATTGACCTGACCGACCTCGTTGGAAGAGACGGTGTAGTGCTTGTAGGCATGCAGCGAGGAACCGCCGCTAGAGATTTGTTTGTTCTGGATTCCCTGGATTCTGGGACAGACGACGTTGTGATTGTTGCCCCTGATAACCTCGAAGCGATCTCACCGTCATTTGTGCAGGGTTTTCTTGCCGCCTCATTGAAGCATCTGGGAGAAGATGGCCTTCGAGCCAAGTATAAGTTCGAACTGAATGAACTTCTTCTTGAAGATATCGCAGGCGGGATAAAGCGTTTGCAAATGAAACGTAAAATTGCTGGGCTTGACTGAATTTGTCTGATCCAGATAGCGGTAGTATTTGGTGGGACCCAAGTCTCCACATCTCGATTGCTGCATTGCTCATTTCTGGAATCCAAGCCATCCGATCAATACGGAATGACGCAAGGAACAACCGTAGAGTTGATTTCATTGAGTTCATCGCTGGCGAGTTCGCGAAGGTCGATGTGGCATTCGATGCGCTTGAAGCGAAACTCCGCAGAGCCTCAAACCAAAACACCATCGATGGAAAGGACATACTTGATGCTGCTTACTCCGAGAAAAAGGCAAGGCAGACTCAACGTAGGAAGTACCTCCTTGGTCAGTACAAGGTAAAGTGTGGTTGTGCTGATTGCGGGTGGAGGGGACACCCCGCCGCTCTAGACTTTGACCACATCAATCCAGAAGACAAGGCATTCCACATAGCTCAGTCTATAGCAGGGCGTTCAGTGAAAGGCATCTTCGAGGAAGTACGAAAGTGCAGGGTACTCTGCGCTAACTGCCACCGTATACACACATATAATGAAGCACAAGGAAAACGTAAGTATGATTAAGAACTCCCGTAAAGAAGAACGACCAGTAGGCCCAACAATCGGTCTGTCTGAAGAGATTCACCAGATGAAGTACCGTAGCAAAGGAGAGGGTTTTAAAGCGGCTATGACACGGGTTGCCAACGCACTCAAGGACGACGAGCACCACTTCCAAGAGTTCCGTGAGATTCTGTATGATATGCGGTACTTACCTGCTGGGCGAGTACAGTCAGCTATGGGTGCTCCTCGTCGTGTCACGGCTTACAACTGCTTTGTGAGTATGACCATCCCTGACTCTATGGAAGGTATCATGCTCGCAGCACAAGAGGCTGCTAAGACTATGCAGCTTGGAGGTGGTATCGGTTATGACTTCAGTACCCTCCGTCCCTCAGGTGCCCTCATTAAGGGCCTAGAGAGCCGCTCTAGTGGTCCTCTGAGCTTCATGGGTATCTTTGACGCAGTATGCAAGACTATCAGCTCAGCTGGCCACCGTAGAGGCGCTCAGATGGGTGTACTGCGGGTAGACCACCCTGACATTTCTTCATTCATCCACGCCAAGACCAATTCAACAGCTTTTACACAGTTCAACCTATCAGTAGGTGTCACAGACAAGTTCATGCAAGCTGTTAAAGAAGATGATACCTTTGATTTAGTCTTTGAAGGCCGTGTCTATGACACTGTCAATGCCCGTGCCCTGTGGGATGACATCCTGCGTAGTACATGGGATTGGGCTGAACCAGGCATCTTGTTCATCGACCGTATTAACAAGAAGAATAACCTGCACTACTGCGAGACTATTGCAGCGACTAACCCATGCGGTGAGCAACCCTTGCCACCAAACGGTGCATGTCTCCTTGGTTCATTCAACCTAGTCAAGTACATCTACGAGTGTGACGGTACCTACTCGTTTGACTACGAGAGCCTTAAGCATGACATCCCGCATGTCGTACGTGCTATGGACAATGTAGTTGACCGAGCAGTATACCCTCTTCCTTCACAAGAGGCAGAAGCTAAGTCTAAAAGACGTATGGGTCTTGGGGTCACAGGTGTAGCTAACGCTATCGAAGCTATGGGCCACGAGTATGGCTCCCCTATGTTCCTTCTTACTCTCATGAAGATCATGAAGCTTATCCGTGACACAGCGTATAAAGCCTCTGTATCTCTTGCGGCTGAGAAAGGACCGTTCCCGTTGTACCGCGAAGAGTTCCTCGACAGTGACTTCGCAAAGACACTACCAACAGACATTCGGGATAGGATCAGCCGCTATGGTATCCGTAACAGCCACCTACTCAGTGTAGCACCAACCGGTACTATCAGCCTCTCAGCTGACAACGTCTCGTCGGGTATCGAACCAGTCTTCTCCTACGGTTTTGACCGTACTATCCAGACCTTCGATGGCCCACGGGTTGAACGTGTAGACGACTACGGTTACCGCACATTCGGTGTTAAAGGCCGCAAGGCTGATGACCTCCCTGTGTTGACCCACGTAGAGGTTCTTAACCTAGCCTCACGCTACGTAGACAGTGCTTGCTCTAAGACCTGTAACGTAGGTGACGATGTGTCATGGGATGAGTTCAAAGCTGTGTACATGGCTGCGTATGACGGAGGTGCATCTGGTTGTACTACTTTCCGTGCCTCTGGTAAACGCTATGGTATCCTCAACGCCTCCTCCTCTGAGGATGTAGTAGAGGAGAAGTTAGAAGAGGACAACAGTGACTTCGTCGATGAGAAAGAGGGAGGAGCCTGTTACTTCGACGTCAATACAGGTCAACGTGAGTGTAGTTGACCTTGACATAACATAACCAAGTATGATATACTAACGGGGAGGATCGCAAGGTCTTCCCCTTTTTTAATACAGAATAGGAAAAGATATGGCCCCGCAGAAACCAAAGCCTAAGGGCAAGACTAAGCGTGAAACTACTTATAAAGGTGCCGCAGCTAAGAAGACTTCCGGTATCGAAGATAACAACTACAACAACATTGATAAACCCTTTCACTACAACCAAGCTGGGGTGGAATGTATCGACTACATCAAGCAAGTTCTTGGCAAGGAAGGCTTCATCGCTTACTGTCGAGGTAACGTAATGAAGTACAACCATCGAGCTTTCTATAAAGGAAACCCCACAGAAGACATGGCGAAAGCTGAACAGTACCTGAAGTGGGCCAATGAGACACTAAAGGAGATACACAAATGATTCGAGGTTTAGCAGGAGTCCTAACAGCCCTTACACTGGGCATAGGCTCCGCCCACGCAGCCATCGCCACATCCACATCAAACGCCATCCATCTGTCAGGGGACATCCTCCAAGGTGATTCAGCAAAGGTACGAGCTAAGGTAGAGGAGACAGGCATTAGGGTTTTAGTCCTGTCCTCTAACGGAGGTGTGGCTGTGGAGGGGTACGAGCTTGGGTACACAATAAAGGACCTCGGTCTTACAACTGTTGTCCGTCGAGGGGAGGTCTGTCTAAGCGCTTGTGCTGTGGCCTTTATAGCTGGTAAAGAGAAGGTCTCAGAGGGCCTCCTTGGGTTCCATGTGGCATGGGCTAACAATGCCCTAGGTACCTTCTCTGATGGCTTAAAAGGAGGTCAGTATATGGGTACCTTGACAGCTGGTTACTTCTTCAACATGGGTTACACGCTTCAGATACCGTACATGGTTTCCCGGTACACAGACTCTGGTACGTTCCTACTACTTACCACACAAGACTTAAAACTCTTTGAGATGAAAGATAACGACTTTACGGAACCAAGGGACCTCCCAGCTAACTGGGCTGCTACCCGTATCGCTGGTTCAACAAGGTTGCACCTCCTACGGAAAGGACTATAAGATGAGAACTTGGAAATGGTACTTCGTGTTTAACGCCGGTATCTTGGGTCTTATAGGGGGTCAGTACTGGTTTAATCTAGGTAATGTGTTATACGAAGCAGACAGCACAATGTTGACATTCATTATCCTAGGTATAGCTATTATCTCATCGTCCATGATGGGACTACGTGCTAAGAAAATGGTTGGACAAGATAACAACATGTCCTGGTTCCTCTCTGATGCAGTTCTTAGCCTTGGTATGGTAGGTACTCTATTCGGGTTCCTTCTTGTACTAGGGTCAGCCTTCACAGAGATCGACACATCGTCTACAGAGAGTATGACACAAGCTATTGGGGTTCTTGCCTCAGGTATGTCTACTGCCCTTGTAACATCCCTTGTAGGGCTGCTATCGTCACTCTGGTTAAAACTACAGCTGGTTGTATTGGAGGGGTAGTATGAGACGTTATTCAAGCAACTTAGCCTTTGTAGACCTACTGTTTAACCTACTCGTAGGTTTTACGTCTCTCTTTGTTATTGCGTTCCTACTGTACGAGGCAGATAGTACACTGTTGACGTTTGTTATCCTTGGTGTAACCTTGGTGACATCTGCTACAATGGGGCTTCGTTCTAAGAAAATGGTCGGACAAGACAACAATATGTCCTGGTTCCTGTCTGATGCTGTGCTTAGTCTAGGTATGGTGGGTACTCTGTTCGGGTTCCTCCTTGTACTAGACTCTGCCTTCACAGAGATCGACACATCGTCTACAGAGAGTATGACAGAGGCTATCGGAGTTCTTGCATCAGGTATGTCTACTGCTCTTGTAACGTCCCTTGTAGGGCTCCTATCGTCACTCTGGTTAAAACTACAGCTAGTCATCTTGGAGGGTTGA